AATAGATAAAAATAACATATATAAAGCTATACTAAATGCTTCTAAAGGCAAAAAAGACAGAGATAATGTCAGGAATGTAATATCCAATATTACATTTTATGTGAATGATATACATAAGAAACTTTCTACAAGAACATATAAACCAAGCACTTATGTAGAAATGAAAATACATGATGGAGTAAGGAAAAAAGAAAGAATTATATATAAACCTAAATTTTATCCAGATCAAGTAGTTCATTGGGCATTGATGCAACAAATAGAGCCAATTATAATGAGGGGAATGTATGAATTTTGTTGTGGTTCTGTAAAAGGGCGAGGAATAATGCATGGTATGAAATACTTAAAGAAAATACTTGTAAGAGATAGAAAAAATACTAAATATTGTTTAAAATTAGATATTAAGAAGTTTTATCCTAGTATAAACCAAACTATATTAAAAAGGAAGTTTATGAGAGTTATTAAGGATAGAGACACTTTAGATTTAATTGATAAAATAATAGACAGCACAGATAAAGGAGTACCTATTGGAAATTATACTTCACAATGGTTTGCAAATTTCTTTCTACAAGATTTAGATCATTATATAAAAGAAGAATTAAAAGTTCCATATTATTTGCGATACATGGATGATATGGTATTATTCCATAGAAACAAAAAAGAACTACACAAAATAAAAAATAAAATAGAAGCATATTTAAAAAGTGAGGATTTGAGATTAAAAGAAAATTGGCAATTATTCAAAGTGGATTCAAGACCAATTGACTTTTTAGGGTATAGATTTTATAGAGGTTACACTACTTTACGAAAAAGTAATTTTTTGAGAATAAAAAGAAGATATAAAAAAATATTTAAAAAACAAAAAATTACTTATACAGATGCAAGTGCATCATTAAGTTATTATGGATGGCTTAAACATTGCGATTCATATAATTTTAATCAAAAATATATTAAGCCATATGTAGATTTAAATAAATGTAAAGGAGTGATTAGAAATGAAAGCAGAAAGCAATTTACAACCAAAAAATAAATTTGAAATAGAAAATATTATTGATGGAAAATGTGAAATAGTATTCTTTGATAACATTCAAGAGTTAGAACAATTAGAAGTCAATGAAAAAAGATATTCTTATGATACATATAGAGTAAAAACTAATTACAGAGATGAGTTAGAACAAGAATTAAACGACGACCAAGATAAATATAATAAATGGTTAGAACTTGCCAAAAATACAGAATATAATGAATTAGCAACAAAAATTAGAGAAAAAAGAGATTCATTACTTTATGCAACAGATAAATATACAATTTTAGATTATCCAATTACAAAACAAGACAAAGAAGCTATATTAAAATATAGACAAAAATTAAGAGATATGCCACAAGAAGAAAATTTTCCGTACGATGTTAAATTTCCAGATAAACCAAATATTGAACTAATAAAGACTATGAAAATATAGTCTTTATTTTTACGAGGGGTGAAGAAAAATGAATAAAGATAAATATGTGAAAATGATTGCTTTGATGATAATTGTAATTATAGTATTAATACTAGATATAGTATTTACTATACTTCATGAAATGAACTATAACAAAAGAGTAAATACAGGTAATGAAAGATGGCTACAAATAGAAAATAGAATGATGCAAACAGAAGAAAAAGTCCAAGTAATTGAAGATAAATTGCAATAGGAGGGCAGATAATGGATGAAAAATACATAGAAAAAATAATTTCAAATGAACAAAGTACAAAATCTGCACACAAAAGAATTGATGACACAGAAAATAGAATTGATGAACTGGAAAAAACCTATGCAATTATGCAAAAAATGGATTATAGAATGAGCAATGTAGAAGACAATGTAAAAAATATAAGTCAAAAGTTAGATAATAATTTACAAGAAATAATAGCAACAAAACATCAAAGTGCAAATGAAAAAGGTAAGAAATGGGATAAATTCATTGATTATCTTTTTTATGCTTTTGTAGGTGCAGTCATGGTATTAGTATTATCAAAAATAGGATTAGGTTAGGAGGTGGAAGTTATGGAGTTAACAGTAGAAATCATAATGGCAGTAGCAACAGCTATTGTAACAGCTTTTGCAGGGTCATTAGCCAAAAGGTTTCATTTGGCAACAGAAGATTATATTCCTTATCAAAATATTATAATTGGAGTAGTATCGGGAATATTATGTTTTGTAACAGGATTAATCCCTAATATTATAACAGCTTTAATTTTAGGCGTTTTTTCTGCTACAGCATCAGGTGGACTTTATGATGCTACCAAAACAAAGAAAAATTATTAATACTAAAATAAAATGTATGTGTTTATAAAATACTGGAAGAAAATTTAAAAATCTTCCAGTATTTATTTTATTAAAGAAAGGATGATTTTTTATGGAAGAAGAAGTTGTAAATTACGACCCAGAACTTGCAGAATTGAATCTAAAAGAAAACTCTTTTGAAGAACTTGATGAAATAGAAGAAGGAATTGGAGAAGTAAAAGAAACTGATGAATTTTATCAGGGAGAGGAAGGTGTTGAATAATGTTAGTAACAAAAGTAGTAATGCCACAAGATAAATATTCAACAAAATGTCCGTATTCGATGAAACCAGAAGGAATTACAATACATAATACAGCAAATGATGCTAGTGCTATGTCAGAAATATCTTATATGATTAGAAATAATATGAAAGTATCTTTTCATGAAGCAATAGACGATTATAGAGTAGTACAAGGAATTGAACATAATAAAAATGCTTGGCATGCAGGAGATGGACATGGATTTGGAAATATGAAAACAATTGGAATAGAAATTTGTTATTCTAAATCTGGAGGAGAAAGATTTGAAAAAGCAGAAAGAAATGCAGCAGAAAGAATTGCTTATTTAATGAAACAATATGGTTGGACTTTAGATAATATAACAGATGCTAGACATACAATAGGAACACATCAAAATAGAAGTGGAAAATATTGCCCACACAGAACATTAGATAATGGACTTGAAAGATTTTACAATATGATTAGAGAAGAATATAGAAAATTAACGGGAGAAGATATAAATAATGGAAAACCTAACATAAATGTAGATAATACTACTAATAATACTGGTAGAAATATAGGAGATAATATTACTATAAATGGTGTTTATACTTCCTCATCATCTACTAAGAAATTAAATCCAGCAGTAAAAAGTGGTATGATAACAAAAATTATACCAGGGGCAAAAAATCCTTATTTATTGAATAATGGAAATATTGGTTGGGTAAATGAATCTTGTATAGTTAGTAGTTCAAATTCACAAGCACAAAATAACAATACAAATGTTGCACCTAATATATCAGTAGGAAGTACAGTGACATTGTCAGCAAATGCTACAAATTATGCAACTGGACAAAAAATACCAGCAGTTTATAAAAATAGAAACTACACTATAATGCAAGTTGGTAATGGTAAAGTATTACTAAAAGAATTATATTCTTGGGTATATACAAAAGACTTAGTTGGCTATGGTGCTAATAATAATGTTGCATCTAATAATTCTAATTATGTGTTAGGACTATACATTGTAAATACATCCTCAGGACTAAATGTAAGAAGTGGACCAGGAACTAATTATGGAGTAAAAAAGGCATACACAAATGGCACTAAATTTGATACTTATGAGATAAGAGGCGAATGGGCTAGAACTCCAAGTGGATGGGTAAATCTAAAATATTGTAAATTAGTAAGAAAATATTAAATTAATAGAGGAGAATTGCTCCTCTATTGTATATTTTTTAATTTTTGTTGTATATTATATAGTAAATCAAATGCATCTTTGCAAGTGATATTATCAAAATTAATATTTTGTATAGTTTTTATAGTATTGTCATACGGTGTATTTTGATTATTTGATGCAGGAGTAGACACAATTTCATATGGTATATTATGAGAAGATAGTAAATTTGTGTATTTATCTAGTTTGGCGATTGGAAAACCACATTTTACTATTTCAGGACTTAAATCAGTGAGTTTTAGTCCAATTGCATTTGAGACTATTCTTGCATCTTCATTTAAAATATTGTAAAAAATACCAACTTTAAAAATATAAATTTTTTTGGAATCTTTATTTTTTAATTCGTTATATTGCTTTAGTAATTTGCTCATCTTTCTTTACCTTCTTTCTAATAGTTCTTTTTCTAACAATAATATCTCCAGGTTCACAATCTAGTATTTCACACATTTTTTCTAAAGTATCGAAATGTATTCCAGTAGTTCGATTGTCCATTAAATGACTAAGTGATTGATAACCACCTTCCATATTTTTAATAAACCAATATTTTGTTTTTTTCTTTTCTTTTAAAATTTCATTTACTCTTAGGTATATCATTTTATTCACCACCTCTCTATAATAATTATTTTAGAACAAACTTAGACTTATTTTAACTACAATAAAGTTGAGTGTAGCAAAGAATAACTATTTTACAATACAGGTAGAAAATGATATAATGCTTCTATAAAGAGGTGTGGTATATGGAAACAAATGACATTATTGAAAGATTAGATTATATAAAAAATTCAATAGAAAATGAAGAATACGAGAAAGTAATTGTATGTATAGAAAAAATGAAATATGAATTATTTAAAAAACAAAATGTAACAAGTGAGTATATGGATAAATTAATAAATCAATTAAAATGAAAGTCGAAATATGTCGAATAATGTAAGTCAACAATACCAACATAAAGAGAACTTTTTACCTAATGGCTAGCATAGTTATTATAAATTACATAATATGGTAAAATAGAATAAGAGATATCTCTAATATTTCTAAAAGGAGGAGTATTATGAGAATGAATTTATTTGATAAAATTTTAGCATATATTTTTAAAAAATATACTAAAAAAGTGTATAGAAAAGGTGTTATTGATGGCTTTAATTGGAAACAATAATTTGTTACTACCCTGTTACTAATTTGTTACTAACAGGGTAGTTTTTCATAGTTTTAGATAGCTCTTGAAAACTATAAAAAATATTGATAAATCAATGAAATGCACTATTATCAACATATATAGAAAATACAAAAAAAGATAGAAATATTACAAAACTGTAAAATTTGAAAAATAAAAAAAGGCTGCATTTCAATACTTGTAGCCTTTTCGTGTTACTAATTTGTTTCTAACTACATAGTTTTAGATAAAACTCGAAAGCCGTTATTCTTTATATTATAGGTAATTAATTCTA